GGCTGTGGAAGCTCATCGCAAGGCGCTGATCGCCCACATGATGGGACCGCCAGGCAAGCCAGCCCCGAGGGCGCCGGAAGTTGTCGAGGCCGTGCTCTTGCGTGTGCCGCAGGCTGGTCCGGTCGCCACGCGAGGCCCGGACAAGTTCGAGATCGTGCAGTACGAGGTTTTTGACGACACGCCCAAGACGCCTGAGCAGGAACAGGCGATTAGCGTTTTGAGAGAGACGATCAATGGCTGACGAAAAGCTGAAAACAGCAGAAAAGCAGCAAGTTGGCCGGCCCTTCCCCAAAGGGGTGTCTGGCAACCCTGGTGGCCGGCCGAAGGGCATCGCCGCAAAGGCTCGTGAGCACACAGAGACGGCCCTGGACGTGCTTGTGGCCGGCATGGCGGACAATGACGCCCGTGTGCGGATAGCTGCTGCAAAGGAAATTCTGGACCGTGGGTACGGCAAAGCGCTGACCATGACGGCCGACATTTCGAACAAAATCGAGGAGTTCGATGACGAATCTCTCGACGCTGCAATCTCTGTCCTCCGATCAGCAATCGGCTCTGATGGACAGGTTGACAGCGGAGAAGACGCGCCGACTGCGCACTAATCGGCTCAGACATTACCGGCCTTACTCAAAGCAGAGGGAGTTTCACTCGGCGGGACGGTTTCGCGAGCGGTTGTTCATGGCAGGCAACCAGCTTGGCAAGACGCTGGCTGGCGCTGCTGAATGCTCGATGCACCTGACGGGCGAATATCCTGATTGGTGGGAGGGCAGGCGGTTCGATGAGCCGGTTATTCTGATCGCTGGCTCTGAAAGCGCCGAGCTGACCCGCGATGGCGTGCAGAGACTGTTGGTAGGCCCGCCCGATCGCGAAGAGGAATGGGGCACGGGATTTATCCCGCAGCGGTGCATCAAGGACCGCACGCGGCGCATGGGAGTTTCTAACGCGCTCGATACGGTCACGGTCAAGCACAAGTCTGGCGGCCACTCGACGCTGTACCTCAAGAGCTACGACCAGGGCCGGTCGAAGTGGCAGGCCAACACGGTCAACTTCGTGTGGTTCGACGAAGAGCCGCCGGAGGATGTGTATTTCGAGGGCATCACCCGCACGAACGCCACCAAGGGCAGCGTGATGGTGACGTTCACGCCACTCAAGGGCATGTCGTCGGTTGTGGCGCGGTTTCTGCTGGAGGATTCGGCAGATCGCGAAACAATCACGATGACGATTGAGGACGCGGAGCATTTCACGCCGGAAGAACGGCAGAAGATCATCGACAGCTATCCGCCTCATGAGCGTGAGGCGCGCACCAAGGGCGTTCCGACGCTCGGGTCTGGTTTGATATTCCCGGTTCTGGAGGAGAGCATTGTTGTCGAGCCGTTCGATATCCCGAAGATTTGGGCGCAGATCGGCGGTTGTGACTTCGGTTATGACCATCCGTTCGGCGCTGCTCGGCTGGCCTGGGATCGAGACAATGACGTTGTGTACGTCACAGCCGATTACCGGGAGCGGCAGACAACGCCGATCATTCACGCGGCGGCACTGAGGCCGTGGGGCGATTGGCTGCCGTGGGCATGGCCTCACGACGGCCTGCAGCACGACAAGGGTTCAGGCGAACAGCTCGCCAAGCAATACCGCGACCAGAAGCTGGAGATGCTTCCTGAGCGTGCCACGTTCGATGATGGCACCAACGGCGTCGAGGCCGGCATTTCCGACATGCTGCAACGGATGCAGACCGGACGCTGGAAGGTGTTTTCGAACTGCAAGTCATGGCTGGAGGAACGGCGATTGTATCACCGAAAAGACGGCAAGATCGTCAAGGAGCGTGACGACGTGCTTTCAGCCTCGCGTTACGCGCTGATGATGCTGCGGTTCGCCATTACCAAGCCGTCCGACAAGTCCTGGAAATTCACCGCACGGAAAGTTGCCTGATTTATGCCTGAGATGACGCCTCTCGACCTCTGCACAAACGTTGCGAGCCTGGTTCGGGAAGCTGAAGCCTATCGCCGTGATCAATCGCCAGAGCGCATTCGCGCGATGGAGTATTACGACGGCGAGATGAAGGACACGCCGAGCGATGATGGCCGGTCGAAGGTCGTTTCACGCGATGTCCGCGGCGAGATCAAGAAGGTTCTACCGTCGATCACCCGGATCATTCTCGGCAATGACAAGGTTGTGGAATATCAGCCGGTCAAGGCGGAGGATGAGGAGGTCGCCAATCAGGCGACGGAATACGTCAACTTCCTTGCGTTCCCCGAGAGTGATGGGCCCGACGCGGTTCACGACGCTGTTGATGATGCTTTGCGGCTGCGCAACGGCATCATCAAGTGGTGGCAGGACGAGCGCGTAGAGGTCAAGTATTCGGAGCATACCGGCCTCGATGAGATGGCGTTTGCCCAGCTTGTTTCGGGCGATGACGTAGAGGTTCTGGCGCATTCCCAGCGCATGGAGACCATCGAGACGCCGCAGGGTCCGGTAGAGGTTCCTGCGCATGACGTGCGCCTCCGCTGCAAGGTCAAGAAATCCCGTGCCAAGCTGGCGGCGGTCGCGCGTGACAACTTCCTGATTCATCCGGACGCGATCTCGTTTCAGGACGCGCCTTTGCTGGGCGAGAATTGCCGGCTGCGCCGCTCTGACCTGATCGCGATGGGCTATGATCGGGATATTGTTGAGAATCTGCCGATGGCGGGCTCCGACAGCAACGAGGAAGAGGCGGAAGAGTACAGCCGCCGCCGTGATGTGACGACGCGCGAGGAAATCGCCGCGCACGCCATGCAGGAGATTGAATACTACGAGCTTTTGGTTCGTATTGACTTCGACAACGACGGCATTGCCGAGCTGCGCCGGCTGATCTTCGCGGGCGGGCTGGCTGAGAAATACCTGCTCAAGAACGATCCTTGGGACGATATCTACTACGCGGATATCGTCTGCGAGCGCCGGCCGCATCAGTGGGAGGGCAACTCGGTCACGGACGACGTTGCCGAGATTCAGCGCATCAAGACGGTTTTGCTGCGTCAGACGCTCGATAACCTCTACTGGCAGAACAACCAGCAGCCAACCGTTCAGGAAGGCGTGATTGCCAACCCCGAGGCTGTGACCAACCCGGCCTTTGGCTTGCCGATCCGGGTGAAGCAGGGAACGGACGTTAGAACGGCGCTGGGCTACAACGTCGTGCCGTTCGTGGCTGATAAATCGTTCCAGATGCTGTCATACCTGGACGGAGAGAAGCACGAGCGAACGGGCATCTCTGACGCTTCCAGCGGTATGGCGCCGGACGCCTTGCAGAACATGACGGCCAAAGCCTCGGCGATGATCGAGCAGGCCGGCATCGGTCAGACCGAGATGATGGTTCGCACCATCGCGAACTGCCTCAAGCCCGTGTTCAAGGGGCTGCTGAAGCTGGTCATCCAGCATCAGGACAAGCCGCGCACGGTTCGCTTGCGGGGCAAGTGGGTGGAGTTCGACCCGCGCACCTGGAATGCGGAGATGGATTGCAGCGTCAATACCGGCCTTGGGGCGGGCACACGCGAGCGTGACATGATGATGATGCAGTTCGTCACTGCATTGCAGGAGAAGCTCCTGGCGGCCTTTGGCGCGAACGACAACCCGTTTGTGAAGCCGAACCAGCTTTACAACGGCGTGGCAAAGACGGTCGAGGCTTCGGGCCTGAAGTCGGTCGATCAGTATTTCTCCAACCCCTCGCCGGACGAAATCAAGGCGTTCGTGGAGAAGAAGGCGCAGCAGCCTTCGGAAGAGCAGGTCAAGATCAACGGCCAGAAGGAAGTCGAGCAGATCAAGGGTCAGGTTCAGATTCAGCTCAAGGACAAGGACATGGAGGCTGCGGCCTCGAAAGAACGCGAGCAGCGTGACGCTGACTTGCTGGTCAAGCGGGCGGAGCTGGAGAAGGAAACAGAGTCTCGGTTGCAAGAGGCCGCGCTGAAGGCGCAGGAGAGCGCCGACAGGATGCAGCTTGAGCGCGAGAAGATCGCTTCGAATGAGCGGATTGCGGCAGCAAAGCTGGCGGCTGAAATTGAGCTGAAGCGCGAGGAGATGGATCGCGCCGACGTAAGGGCTGAGAAGGATCGCGAAGCCAGCATTGCGCAGGCTCAGGCGACCTCGATCGGCAAGGCATTTGAGAAGAACGATAGGGCCACGGCGCAATGAGCCGCGCCGACGCCGCCCGCGGCATCCTGTCGATTCCGCTGTTTCCAGAGCTTATGGACGAGCTTGAACAGGCTGCGGTGAACGCCGCTGTCTATGCAGAATACACCAATCACGAGGCTCGGCAGGCGCATCTAGCGCAGGTCCGGGCCATTCGCGACTTGCGGTCCCGCATCGAAGTCATCTCTCGGGAAGACCAATCGACCGACCGCAAGAAGGCGCCGGCCTAATCCGGCAATCCAGAAGGAAGTCAAATGACCGGCGAAACCACCAACTCTGCTCCGGCAGAGAGTGATAACGCACACCTCGCGACCGATCTCGACAATCCGGCCAATCTCAACTTCATCGAGGCTGAAGACGACCAGCCCAACGAGGAAGCTGAAGCAAGCGGGACCGACGACAACAGCGAAACGGATGAGGGGACAACCCAAGAGGCCGCCGAAACCGAAGAAGCCAGCGAAGGCGACGAGACAGCCGAGACCGAGGCATCCGACAAGGATCAACCCACGGTCAAGGATGATGTCGTTGTTGATGTGCATGGCGAAAAGCTCCCACTGAGCGAGCTTAAGTCCGGCTACATGCGGGATCGGGACTACCGTCACAAAACCCAGGAACTCGGCACCAAGCGCCGTGACCTGGAAGCGTTAACCTCGCGCGTCACGGATTCCGTGAACGCCATTGCAGAGCTTCTGATAGCTCAAGCCCCGAAGGCCCCTGATCCATCGCTCGCGATGACCGATCCCGGACGGTATGTCCAGGAGAAGGCCATTCACGAGGCGGCTATGGCTCAGATCAACGCCGTTGTTGAGAAGGCAACCGCTCCGAAGGAAGTGGCGAACAAGCTAACCGCCGAGCAGCAATCGGAATATCTCCAGTCCGAGAACGCCAAGCTCGCCGAAGCATTCCCACAGACCGCCAAGCCGGAAACCCGCAAGAAGTTCTTTGACGACGCGATGAGCGCCGCCAGTGAACTTGGGTACACGGCCGAGGAGATCACGAAGGCAACGGATCACCGTCTGTTCAAGCTGGCGCACTATGCCCGCTTGGGATTGGCGGCGGAGAAGGCGAAGACGAAAGCAGCCCAAAAGGTTGTGAACGTTCCGCCGATGACTCCGAACAAGCGGCAGTTGCCGGCTGGGTCGAAGGCACGGGCAAATCAGGACGCAATGAAGAGGTTGGCGAAAACCGGGTCGATCCATGACGCCATGTCAATCGACTTTGAATGAACCCATCTTCTCATAGGAGGCCGTAATGGCCATTGTTGCAAATACCTTCCAGACGACTTCGGCGGTCGGTAACCGCGAAGAGCTGTCCGACGTTGTGTCCCGCATTACGCCGGAAGATACCCCGATCTACTCACTGATCCCCAAGGGGAAGGTCGTTTCGGTTCACCCTGAGTGCAGCTCGAAGGCGATGAGTACGACTTCGACGCGATCACCCCGCCGGTTCGCGTTGGCAACTATACGCAGATCATGCGTAAGGACTGGATCATCTCCAACACCCAGGAGTCGGTCGACAACGCCGGCAAGGTCGAGAAGCGCAAGTACCAGAAGCTGAAGAAGGGCATCGAGCTCCGCAAAGACGTGGAGTTTGCGATGGTCGCAAACTCGGCTTCCGTTGCCGGCGCCACTCGCATCTTCGGCTCGTTGCCGTCGTGGCTGACGACCAACGTGTCGCGAGGCGCAACCGGCGCGAACGGTGGCTTCAGCTCGGGTACCGGGTTGACCGTCGCGGCCACGAACGGCACGCAGCGCGCCTTCACGAAGGTGCTTCTCGATGGCGTGATGCAGTCCTGCTATACGTCGGGCGGCAACGTGCGCCACCTGGTGGTGTCGCCCTACGTCAAGTCGGTGTTCGTCACCTTCATGTCGGACGCCAACGTGGCCTCGTTCCGCTACGCGGCGGACGCTGGCAAGAATACCATCATCTCCAATGCGGACGTTTACGAAGGTCCGTTTGGCAAGGTGATGGTGCATCCCAACCGCGTCATGGCGACCAGCGCGGCCGTGGCTCGCAATGCCTTCCTGATCGATACGGAGATGCTTTCGTTCGACTGGCTCCGCAAGATTCAGGAAGACAAGGGCCTTGCCAAGACTGGCGACGCCGACAAGGGCGTGATCATCGGCGAGGGCACGCTGCGCGTGAAGAACGAGAAGGGCCTCGGCGTCGTTGCCGACGTGTTCGGTCTGACCGCGTCGACCTAAGCCAAACTGCATCGAGTGTTAGGGGGTCGGCGTTCTGCCGGCCCCTTTTTCTTTGGAGAATTGCATGGCTGAGAAATCAGAGAACATGGTGGAAGTCGTGATCAAGCGCGATTTCTGGGACAAAGATGGCGTGCGCCATGCGGCAGGCACGATCGTGAGCGTCCCCGTCGATGCTGCGATGGAAGGAATCGAAAGCGGCGCGCTTGGCCGGGTGCGTAAGACCGATGCCCGTTAAGGACGGCGACGGGTTCGAACTGTTTGATTTCGATCCCGCCACCGGACGATCGGTCTGGCGCTATTTCGATGGCGAAAAGACCGTGTTTCGCACGGACTATCCCGTTGACAGCTTGGTCAAGCAGAACGCCGAAAGCCGGGCGCATTTCGCCGGGCAGCGCCATGGCGACTGGTCGCGCGTGGCGTCGGTGCCGCTGAATGTTGCCTATGACAGCGGCTTGGTTGAGGCAATAGACCAGAACGACGAGAAGTTCGTCAGCCGGTACTTGAACGACTCCGACAACCGGGCGTGGCGCACGAAGGAGGGGTCTGTCTAATGGCGGCCTTCGCGGACTATCTCGACCTCAGGTTTGCGGTCACAGATCATTGCGGCAATCGCAATATCTCTGACGTGATGCCGCGCCTTGTCTTGATGGCCGAGGCCGCGCTGAACAAGAAGCTGCGTTGCCGTCAGCAGATCACGGCCGATACGTTGACGTTTGTCGATGGCGTGTCGGCACTCCCGACCGATTTTCTCGAAATTCTGCATGTGTTCGGCCTGCTAGGAAAGCAACTCCGCGCGAGCACGTTGGCGGATGCCAAACGCAGCGGCTCGCAATATTCCCGCTATTCGATCGATGGAACGAACATCTATCTGTATGGCTTCTCCGGCGACAGGGATATCGAGTATTACGCCAAGCTGCCGACTCTGACGGCAAGCGCATCAACGACCAACTGGCTTCTGTCCGATGCACCCGATGTGTACCTCTACGCGGTAGGGCTGGAGGCTGCGAAGTTTCTTAAGGACGTAGAGTTGGCGCA